CTTGGAGGGACGCAGACAGGCGTAACTGCCCATTCTGTATCCTCGCCCTTCACCCTGACAGCCTTTCGGCCTGCGACCTTTAAAGTCTTAGGTCAGCCTAACGCCGCTGGGGTGATTAAAACTTTTCCTAAGAATGAGTATTCCGTTCTCATTCGTAAGGGGATGGGCGTACTCGCTAACCAACCTTTGCAAGTTGGTTATATTCGCATCACCTTCGGCGTCCCAGCCGGTGCTGATGTGTACGATAAGCCAAATTTGGCCGCTCTTTATTCCTTAGCGGCCGGAGTGATGACCCAATTGCCTCAGGCTTTGTTTGACCTGGGAACAACGGGCACTCTCTAATGCTTACTCGTAAGAGCGAGAAGAAGTCTCCATTTGAGCTTAAAAGGATGGGAAAGGTATGTGCAATCGCACTGTTCTTTATGATCTCCTTGTCAATGATTTGTGGGACCACCTACCGCCTTACATCCGCGGTTGTCTCCTTGACAACAGCAGTGATGGCGATAGAGCTCTCCTTGCAACCTGCTCAACTGAGCGACACGTTGCCGCCCTCCAGCTTGCAAGATCCGTCTTTAAGAAATTCCAAGACGAAATAGACCAAGATGCAGCCGACAAGGCCGCGTATGAGGTCTTCTTGCAGTTGAATGACCGGTGTAAAAACTGGTCGTTCGACGAGAGTGGTCTCGGTCCTTATGACGAGGTCATCCTCGGTGAGTTCAGACAGGCCCTATGGGAATTCTTTAACCCAGAAGGTCAGCCCTTGTTTAGCCAGTATGGCATTGAGCAGGGCGTTGATTTTGGGCCAGGGTCGGCTCCGGGTGTTGAGAATGAGACCTTTTTTCACAAATTAGGCCATTCTCGTCTATCCGCGACATCGCCGCTGATCATTTCTTATTTCGACCAGTGGTGTAATAGTCGTTCTAGCAGGTTAGATGCCGAGTTGGCAAGGACTCTGCTGTACGGCTCACCCATTATAAAGGAGGCCGTTAATATAACCGCTGTCCCGAAAACCGCGAAGATCTCGCGGCTTGTTAAGCCTGAACCTTTACTGAATATGTTCTTTCAGAAAGGGATGCAGAAGTTGCTCGAAAGTCGGCTATTGTCGTACTTCGGCATTGATCTTACGCACCAACCAGCTTTAAACGCCGAGTTGGCTCGCTATGGGTCGATGACCGGGGATTTCGCGACGCTCGATCTTAAGAGTGCATCTGATTGTCTAAGCATGAAGCTGCTCGACAAGTTTATTGACCCACAGAATTCATGGTGGATCAAGACGATGCGTTCGAGAAAGGCAATCATTCCGGTCAACGAGGCTAATCGAAAGATTGACCTCCATATGGTGGCTACAATGGGGAACGCTTTTTGCTTTCCTCTACAAACCGCCGTATATGCAAGTGCGGTTCAAGCCGTGTACAAAAGCCTAGGCCTGCGCTTCCGAAAGGCAGCGCGTAAAGCCGCGGTTTTGCAGAGCTCTGCAGATGGCCAGAAGCTGTCTACAGAAATGGTGCCGAGTAACTGGGGCGTCTTCGGAGATGATATCATCGTCGACGAAAGAGCAGTCCCTAGCCTCACACGGTTGCTTAGCTACTTAGGCTTTATAGTCAATCAAGACAAGAGCTTCAGTGGCGTGTATGAACCCTTTCGGGAGTCCTGTGGTGCCGACTTTTGGGAAGGCACTAACGTCAGAGGGGTGTATTGCAAATCCCTCA